TCTCCTTAAGAGTTAGGGCGATCAGCGCGCGCCCAGTTGAATGAACGGGGACATCGTTGCGCTGCCCTTGGCCGGCGAGATCGGAGCGGAGACCTTGGACTGACCGTCCATTCGGAAGGTGGTCCTGAAAGCCGTCAGATCAGCATCGAAGTACAGGTGCATCGAGGTTGCGGTCTGCAGGCCGCCAGCCTTGGTGATCGTCTGGTAGTACGACAGGTCGACCAGCAGCACATCGCCTTGCCCCGAAAAGGTGTTGGCGTGCTGCGAGACGAAGACCGGGCGACCCAGAAGGGTTCCGTAAGGCGAGACCTGAATGCCGCCAACCGACAGCCCATTGGGCAGATAGATCGGGTAGTTGCCCAGGGTCAGGGTAAAGAGCGCCGGAAGCACATCGTTGTTCACGATCCAGACCGATCGGGCGAAGCTGCCCGTGGGCAGTCGCGAGATCATCTTGGCCAGGTTCTGCGGCAGCAAAGTCTGCGTGGCCTGGCCGCTCTCCTTGGCCACGGTCACGGTTGCGCCAGCAGTCAGGGCGCCGATCGGAACTCCGTTGCCCGCGCCAAAGAGGATCGATTCATTGGTCTTCCAGCGAATCGAGTCGGCCACTTTCTCGGGCAGGTAGCTCGTGAGCGCGTTGGCGTCATCCAGCAACTCGTCGGTCGTGGGCACCAGCGCCATGAGCTTTTTCAGGCGCAGGGTCGAGAGACCCAGAACGGGCTTGGTGGCGACTGCCGAGGCCGCCTCACCTTGCCAATAGGCTCGGATGCCATTGGTCCCCCAGGGCGTGGTCTCGTCCTTGGGGAAGGCCATGCTGTTGCCACTGATCTCCACGTTGTCAGTGAGCGGCAGCAAGGAGTCCTCACCAAGAGAAAGACGGAAGATCTGCTGCGAGAACTCGGGCGGGACCAGGAAGCCACCGTCCTGACCAGAGCCTTCGTTTCCGTAGGTGCTGGGGGCCGCAGCGCCGCGGCCGCCGCCAATCAGGAGTCGTTCATCGACCGATTTGCCGGGCTTTTCTGCCTGGAAAACAGCCTGCATGAATTCACCCACGGTCTTGAACCCGTGTTTGGGGTCAGCTTCGCGGTTGTCGGTGACGGTGATGTAGTTGGCGGCCGACGCATCGACCGTCATGGCCATTTGCGCCTCCTCGGCAATCAGGGCCGACTCGCGGTCAATGGCCGCGGAAGCCGCCTCAATGCGGGTCTTCAGCGCGTCAAAAGCCAAAGTCTCCTCGTCATTCATGTCGCGGCTTTCGGCCGCGGCACGGTCAGTCAGGGCACGGGCTTCCTTGATGAGGCCAGCTTTGCGAGCCTGCAGTTCACGGAGTTGCTTACTCATTTGGGTTCTCCAGAAATGAAAATGCCGCCCATCACCTCTCGGTGTGGCGGCTCGGATGGAATGAAACGGGTAACGACCGTCGGGTCGTATTCGGACCAGGCGCTGCTCGACGGAGCAACTCCGGGATAGGGTTACAGCAAAGCCAGGGCGCTCCGGGCTTGCCTCAGACGGGTGGCTCCGGGCTTACTCAGTTGCCGGGCATCGCGTCGCATTTTTTTGATGACATCGTCCAGGGTGGCGATGCCATCGACCATGTTCTGTGCCAGCGCCGCATCGGCCCCGAGAACGCGTCCCTGGCCCATACCTTCGCGGACCTGGGAGACCGGCACCCCGCGGCCACGGGCCACGGCCTTGGTGAAAGCGGCGTAGTAATCGTCCACTCGGGATTGCATGAAGGACTGGGCCTCCGCGTCCAGCGGGCTGTAAGGGTTGCCTTCAACCTTGAACTTGCCTGCCGAGATCAGGGTGGTTTTGACACCCGCCTCATCCAGCGCCCGGCTGTAGTCCTGGTGGGCTTGCCATACGCCAATCGACCCTACCTCGCCACCCGGGGTGACATAGAACTCGTTGGCAGAGCATCCAATCCAGTATGCGGCTGAGGCTGCCAGTGAGTTGGCCACGGCGACGATCGGCTTTTGGCTTCGGGCGGACTGGATTTCATCGGCAAGCTCGGCCACCCCGTAGACACTGCCACCCGGGCTATCGATATCGATCAGGATCTGGCCGACCGTATCGTCGATGAGCAACTGGCGCAGAGCCACGGAGAACTGCTGCGTACTGGTGCTCCCAGGGCCGGAGACATCGTCCACCATATTCCCGCGCTGAGTGACTACGCCATAAAGCGGCAGCACTGCGATCCCGCCAGAGGACTGCACCGCCGCGGCCTGACGCCGCGAATCGCGGATCACGCGGTCCGCCTGGATTCGGATCATGCTCTCGGACTCTGCAGGGATGCCCGCAGACCAGCGCATGACCACGCCTGCCAGGGCGTTGAGTCTTTCGGGCATCAAGGCCCAGGGGGTCGCCAGAAACTCGGCGACCAGCAATTGGTGATTCATGAATTCATTCCCAGTTGGATGAGTGATTGGCGCAGGTCTGGCTCTGAAAGATCCCGACCGTCTTGTTCTTTTGCCCAGCGCTCAGCAGTTGAAACGGGTACAGCGAACGCTTCTGCAATCAGGCCGATCTCCTTTTCATCAATCGCGCCAGAGCGACTGATGCGTCGAGCCCAGCGGTCAGCCGCGCTTGTCAGCACGGCACGTAGCCGCGCGAGAGCTTGCTCATCGGCCGGTACCTGCGGCTCGATTTCGGTGTCCGCCCCGGCATCAGTTGGCTCGGCCTCCTCGGCGTCACCTTCCTCCACCATATTTAGAGGGCGCAAGGGTTCGTCCAGTCCTTCCAGCGGATTGAGGTTCTCCGCCACCCGTGCTTCGTTGCGAGTGAGCCAGCCGTTTTGAATGCCGCTTTGGTAGTAAGCCGATCGACTGGCTGCGTCTCCACGCATCAGGTTCGCAAAATCGAACTCAACTTCCAGATCGTCGCCATCGAGCAGCAGCTCAGAGCCGATCGACGCCTCCCAACGCTCCGCCCATGGCGTCATGGTGTGCATCACGAATTCGAGCGACTGCTGCTCAATGTTCGAGAAAGTGGCACGGTCCAGATCCGCAATCATGTGGGGCGGCACCCGGAAGATCCGGGCGATATCAGTGATCTGGAACTTGCGAAGCTCCAAGAACTGGGCGTCCTTGTTGGTCACGCCCACCTCGTGGAACTTCATTCCGTTTTCCAGGACCAGTACCTTGCCGCGGTTGGCGCCAGACTGGGCTGCCTGGTAGGACTCGCGAAAAATCTTCTTGGCCTCGGCATCCTTGAACGACCCGGGAAACTCGATCCACCCGCCAGTAGGTTTGGCGTCATTGGCAAAAAACCGTGAACCGTAGTCCTGAGCAGCCAAGGCCATTCCCAGGCTCTCCCGCGCCAGCTCTATGGGACTCATGCCCATCAAGCCGTCTGAAGACAGACCCCGTAGATGCCAAACATCACCACGCGGAAGGACTGCTTCGTCACCAAATCGATCTGTCACCCGGTAGCGAAACTCGCCCGAGCGCAGCAGTTCCATCCGTACACGGTCAGGGTGGATCGGCACCAACTCCACGATCTCACCGCGGGGATTGGTGATGATCTGGCAATACGCGTTGCCGCGCAGGGCCAGATGGCCTTGCAGCATCTCCCGCCACTCGAACGGGTTTTGGTACCGGTTAGGCCGGCGGCAAAGCAATGTGTGCAGCCAGTGATCGGTGACCCGGTCTTTTCCACCATCGGCTCGCTTTCGGTAGAGCACGATGGGAAGAGACGCCATCGTCTCGGACAGAATGCGCACGCAGGCATAAACCGCCGAGAGTCGAAGGGATGCATCAGGGGTGACGCGAACGCCACTGGATGTCCTGGCCGACACGGGTTCAAACCAGAAGTCTCCCCAAGCTGAGCGGTCATCGCTGGACGCCCGGAACCGGTCGAAGAAGCTCAGTAGTCCCATCAGCTCAGAGCAGCATCAATTCGTAGTCGGATCCCAGCACCACGTTCTCCCCGGGCTTGATAGCCCGAGAGAGCGCCATGATCAGTGCCACGATGCCGTCGATCTTGTTCTCTGCTCGCTCCTTGCGTGGGTAAATGTTGTCTTTGACGTCCAGGTGCGCCACCACGTTGCTGGCCATCCAGGTGAGCACCGGGTCGCTGTCATGGACGAGCTTCTTCTGCAGCACCAGGGCTTCGAGCGTCTTCATCGGCTCGCTGAAGTTCAGCACCGTCGGTCGCACTTCAATCATGGGCAGGCCTTCGGCCAGCATCCGGGTCGAGAGTTGCGTGGCCTGGAACGGGTCAAAGGCCACTGCCTGCACTTCAAAGCGCGAGGCCAACTCCAGCAGGTCTGCCTCGATCCAGCCGAAATCGATCACGTTTCCAGGCGTCACGGTCAGACGACCGGTTCGCATCCAGCCGTCGTACTGGCTGTTGCCAGCGGCGGCTACCGTGTCCTCTGGCAGGTAGTACTTGCCAAACGCCACATAGGCATCGGCAACTTCGGGATGCGGGAACACCAGTACCAGCGCGGCGATGTCCGTCTTGCTGGCCAGATCCAACCCGATCCAGCAGGGCTGGCCCGTGAAGGCTTCGATGTCCAAACTCGAATCGCCGCAGGCATCCCAGGCCCGCATGTCCATCCAGGCCGTGTCAGCATTGACCCACTCGTTGAGGTGCTTGG